TGACAAAAAGGTGGCTGCGTATGGGTAGCTGTCAGGGTGGAGGCCCTCCACGTGGTCATCCAGACGAATCACAAGGCCAAGCTCGGTGCACACACGCGTCATCGATTCACGGCTGCAGGACAGAACTTTGTCGTCACCAGAGGTGGGACAAAGGCACTCCCAGGCCTCGTCGATGGTGAGACCGTCGAGGCGATGGGCTGCGAATTCGCATGCTGCCGAGTTGATGGTGTTTGATACGGTGGTGTCGGGCGCCCCGCTAACACGGGAGCCGCGAGCTCCGAACTTGAACAGGGTGCCGGCACCAGCGATTGTGCTGTTGAAACAGCACAGTGCAGAAGACTGCGCACTGAGCCAGCGTGTGATAGTTGGGCTCTCAGATGGTTTGAAAGAGCCAACGAATACGGGACGGGTGATGTTCTCCGCCAAATACTCGCTCTGGGAAGCGTCGTAACCGCTGAAATCAGAGAAGGATAGCTTGCGCCCGACACGCTCCGCAGTGCGCCAGGCTGCACGCAGCATGCTGGCGACTTGCGGCTTGTTGTGGCCGGGAGCAAACCAATGCTTACACTTGGTGTACAAGGCGTTGAAGAGCGCCTTCGTGTAAGTCGACCCTGTGACAGTGGCCCACGTTGGTAGGGTAAAGGTGTAACGTTTAGTCTTGTTGTCAGGAAGCGCTTCCTCCTTGAGGGCACCTTTGCACTTGATGTTGTCAAGCAGTTCATCCCAATCGTTCTCCAACTTAGCGTTGCGAACGACCTGCAGCTTACCGTCTTGGGATTCCTTCACTTGCTCACGAGAGACCGGAGTCAATGTGCCAACAACTGACAAAAGTTTCGCAACGAACTCCTGCAGGTGCCCATGCACCTCAGGGCCAGGGACGCTGGAGTTGCGATACTTATCGACGCGCTCAGCTTTGGAAGCGAGGGCGTTGATGTCAGTTTGTGCTGGCACGACAGCGCCGCCGACAACCTGAAGCTTGTGTTCAAACTTTGGTGCGGGCTGCTGCTCGTCCTGAGCATGGGTGGCGAAGGGGGATCGCCGCAGTGTGGTCGTGATTACTTGATCTGGCGTGCGGATGAGTAGCGCTTGTGCCACCAACTCCTTTCGGTCCCGACTCAACTCGGGCATGCTGCCCTCTTCGGCGCGCTTCTCGAGCCAATGAATGGCGTCTGAAGTGGCGAAGTGGGTGCGATTGCGTGCACCGAGGAGGAGTAGGTAGGTCGTGAGGGGAATCTCAGCGCTAAG